AGTTCGCTGATAAGTTGAAAAGAATGGGTGATAAAGAAGATTGGAAAGCTGCCAAGAAAATGGAGCCGAAACTTAGAACATTCGTACCAGTATTGGTAAGAGGTGAAGAAGGTGAAGGTGTAAGATTCTGGGGCTTTGGAAAAACTGTATATCAAGAAATTCTTGGTTACATCGCAGATCCTGATTATGGTGATATTACTGACCCAAATGAAGGTAGAGATATTACTGTTGAAGTAGTATCAGCTGAAGACAGTGGTACTTCTTACCCTGTAACAACAATCCGTGTTAAACCAAAAGAAACTCCTTTAGCAGCAACTAAAGAAGAAACTGATAAGTGTATCAACGGACAAACCGAAATCACAGACCTTTATCAGGAGTTGACTTATTCGGAATTGAAATCTGTATTAGAAGGTTGGTTAAACCCATCCGCTAATGGTGATGAAGATACATCTACTGCAGCAGCAGAGACGTTAGCATCTACCGCAAAAAATGACGAAGCACCTTTTGAAGTAGATGCCCCTAAAGCATCGGCAGCAAAAGAAGAAGCATCAGCTAAGAAAATAGATGATGTAGCATCAGCATTTGATGACCTTTTCAATTCATAGTAAATAAGTAAACAATTTATGGCAAAAGCAACTAAAGAGGTTGACTTGGCGGAAGTACTCGTTGAGTCCCTTAACAAACAATCGAAAGACCAAAAGGTAGCATTCTTTTTGGACAACGATGACGCACCAACAAATGTAGAAGGCTGGGTATCAACCGGAGCATCTATGTTAGACGTGGCAATTTCAAACCGCCCTTATGGTGGGTTGCCTGTTGGAAGAATCACCGAAATTACGGGATTAGAACAAAGTGGTAAATCATTAGTATCAGCTCACTTACTTGCGGAAACGCAGAAGTTAGGTGGATTGGCAGTATTGATTGACACGGAGAACGCCGTAAGTAGAGAATTCTTAGAAGCCATTGGAGTAGATACAACCAAATTACTTTATGTGGCAGCTGAGACTGTTGAACAATGTTTCGAATATACCGAAACTATTATTGAGAAGGTAAGAACTTCCTCTAAAGATAAGTATGTAACAATCGTTGTGGATTCAGTAGCAGCAGCATCAACTGAAAAGGAGATGGAAGCTGATTATGGTAAAGATGGTTACGCTACGGATAAAGCAATTATCATTTCCAAAGCAATGCGTAAAATCACAAATTTAATTGGTAGACAGAAAATCACTCTAGTTTTCACAAACCAATTAAGACAGAAGATGAACGCAATGCCATTCTCTGACCCTTGGACAACTTCTGGTGGTAAAGCAATCGCTTTCCATGCATCGGTTCGTTTGAGATTAAAGAGTATGGGAACGATTAAAGCCAAAGATGGTAGTGGTAACGAAAGAATTGTTGGTATCAAAGTAAGATGCCAGGTTGTAAAGAATCGTATGGGACCACCATTACGCTCAGCAGATTTCGATATCTTCTTTGACAGGGGTATTGATAACTACGGAGCATGGTTGGGTAGTATGAAAGAAAACGCAATTGTGAAACAAAGTGGGGCTTGGTATGAATACATTGATATTGATTCAGGCGAAGTGATTAAGTTCCAAGCGAAAGATTTCCCACTTACATTAGATTCTAACCCTGGTGTTAGAGAGCAAATCTATAAAAGGATTTGTGAGGCAACAATTTTAAGATACAAAAAAGATTCATTAGACACTGATAATTTAGTAGTAGATTCAGAAGTGATTGGTGATTAATAAAGGTTACAAAAACAAAATGAAAGACTTATACAAAAAGCTTCTTAACGAAGTAGAATCAGAACATGAGACATCACACTTAAGAGTGCGTAATAGTAGAGTTCTTGTCATTGATGGACTAAATACCTTCATCCGTAGTTGGACTACCAACCCTACAATGAATGAGGATGGTGACCATACGGGTGGAGTTATTGGTTCATTAAATTCAATTGGTTCTCAAATACGCCAATTCAATCCGACTAGAGTAGTTCTTATCTTTGATGGTAAGGGTGGCTCTAAGGGTAGAAAGGAAGTGTTTGAAGGATACAAAGCTGATAGAGGTAAAAATCGTTTTAGAGTTAATAGACAATATCCTGAAATGATGTCACAGGAAGAAGAACAACTTTCAATGAAACGCCAATTCGTTTGGTTAGTTGATTTGTTAGATTCACTTCCAATTACAACAATGATATATGATGGAATTGAAGCTGATGATGTGATAGCTAACATAGCTAGACAAATATTAGGTGAAGATGAAGAATGTATTATTGTATCAACTGATAAAGATTTCTTACAATTAGTAGATGATAAAACGAAAGTTTATTCACCAACTAAAAAGAAACTTTATGATAGAGAGATGGTAAAAGCAGAATGGGGAATGTACCCACAAAACCTTTTACTATTCAGAACATTGGATGGTGATAATTCAGATAATATTCCTGGCGTTAAAGGATGTGGTTTAAAGACTGTATTGAAAAGATTTCCTGAATTAGAGGAAGATAGATTAATTACCTTTGATGAATTCTTTGGTATATGTGAAGCTAAGAAAGATGATGCAAAAATATACGCTGATATCCTTTCACAAAAGAATGAGGTATTAAGAAATAGACAAATCATGCAATTAGAAGAAGCACATATCAATACAAATCAAACTCTTAAAATATTAGACCGTTTCAACGAACCTAATAAAAAGTTTGATAAGTTTGATTTTATCAAAGCAGCAATGAAGTACAAAATACTTCAAAATTGGAAGGACATTAACGATTGGTTGAAATCAACTTATACAAATATAATAGTAAAATAGATGGCAGAGCAAGTAGATACACTCTCTAAATATGGGCAATCGTTTCAAGCTAAAGTAATATCTGCTTTACTTACCGATGTTAGAATGATGGACACATTGTGCGAAATCATTGATAAGAAGTTTTTCGAATCAGATGCTAACAAATGGATAGTACAAGAGATTAAAGATTATTACGATGAGTATAAGAAAGAACCTACCTTAGATGTATTCAAAGGGCAAGTATCGAAGCTAGATAATCCATCGTTAAAGAAATCAGTAGTAGAACAACTCAAAACTGTCTACACACAAATTGGACAAGATGATTTTGAATATGTGAAAAACGAATTCACTTCATTTTGTATCAATCAGAATATGAAAAATGTAATTCTACAATCAGTAGATTTACTTAAATCAGGCAACTACGATAGAATCAAAGACTTAGTTGATAAGGCGATGAAGGTTGGGGTTGAATCAGATTTAGGTATGGATTACCTTTTAGATTTTGAGGAAAGATTTAGTGAGACTGGTAGGTTGACTGTAGCAACGGGATGGGATTGTGTTGATGATTTAATGGGTGGTGGATTAGGACCGGGTGAATTGGGAGTAGTAGTAGCACCTTCTGGTGTTGGTAAGAGTTGGATGTTAGCGTGTTTAGGAGCAGCAGCTGTAAGAGCTGGTAAGACCGTAGTACATTATACATTAGAACTTTCTCAACATTATGTAGGATTAAGATACGATACTGTGTTTACTCATATACCATCAACCGATTTAAAAGAAAGGAAAGATGAAGTATATGGTAAACTTAAAAGATTGCCAGGTAAACTTAAAGTTAAATACTATCCACCAAAAGGAGCATCATCAAAGACAATCCAACTTCACATTGAGAAGATGATAGCAGCTGGTAATAAGCCCGATTTAATTATTGTGGATTACGCTGACTTGTTATTATCACACTCAAACAAAACTGATAGTACATACGCTGAGCAAGGTGGGGTGTATATCGATTTGAGAGGAATGAGTGGTGAATTACAAATACCAATTTGGACAGCATCACAAACAAATCGTTCAGCAATTGATAGTGAGGTTATTGAAGCTGATAAGATTGCAGATAGTTACGCTAAAGTAATGAACGCTGACTTTATTATGAGTTTAAGTAGAAAAGCAAAAGATAAGATAAACAATACGGCTAGAGTACACATTATGAAGAATCGTTTTGGTTCGGATGGTTTAACCTTCCCTTCTAAAATGGATACGAATACTGGAACGATAGAAGTATATGCAGCAACTTCATCCGATGGTATCATAGCATCTAAAGAAAGTGCTAGTGGTGCCGAAATGGAGAAGCAAATGTTACACAAAAAATACTTAGATACGATGCCTGGTTCAAAACCGGCGCAAGTATCTGGATTGGGTTAATAAATAAACAATTAAAAAACAAAAACTATGAACAGTCAAGAACTATTCGAACAAATGAAGACTTTGTTTACAACATTTGAAACAGAGCACAACGGAACTAAAAAAGTAAATAAAGCAAGAGCTCGTAAGGCTATTGGTGAATTGAAGAAATTAGTTACAGCTTATAAGAAAGCTTCCACGGAAGAACAAAAAGCTGCTTAATTCATAATATGATAGGGGAGCTAACACTCCCCTTTTATTATGTTTTAATATACTATGTATTATGACATGAATAAATTTAAAAAAAAGTGGGTTTTTTATCCACAAACCTGTATTGTTTAGTGGAGGACAGTATATTTATTCTTACATTTTAGGAGTTTCCTGAAATATTTTCACACACTAAACACAAATTTACAAAAAAATGGACATTTCAACACGAATTTTATCGGACATTACGGTTTATATGAAGTACGCAAAGTACAGACCGGAATTAAAAAGGAGAGAAACTTGGAAAGAGTTGGTAAAAAGAAATATGGATATGCATATAAAGACATATCCAAATTTAAAAGAGGAAATAAAAGAAGTATATAAATTCGTATCGAATAAAAAAATATTACCATCAATGCGTTCAATGCAGTTCGCAGGTAAACCAATTGAATTATCACCAAATAGAATTT